TATATATGTTCTCTATGTTCTCTATGTTTTATATATAAATATAATAATAGGTATATTAGGGGTATATATAGGGTTAGGTAAGTCTTAAGCATTTCTGGGAACACATGGGAACGTGGGAACACCTAGCAATCTCAAATGAGTCTTAAATAACACAAATATCATATTTTCTCTTTTGCGTGTAACATTTACTTAAGTCAATACTTTTATGGCTCGCATTACCAAAGCTGAAAAAGAAACAAGAGTAAATAAGTTTGCTGAAATAATTGCAAAGGGTGGTCGTAGATCAGATTGCGTTGCTTATGCTGCAAAGAATTGGGGGGTTAGTGGTTCTGCCTGTGACCCTTACTTAGCCGATGCCAGAGACAAATTAAAAGCTGATTTTGATTTAGAAAGACCTCAAATGGTTGCAGAGTTATTAAACCAATGTGCAACTTTACAAGTTGAAGCTAGAGAAAAAGGACATTTGCATATTGCTTTAGGTGCTATCAATACAGCAGCCCGATTAGCACAGATTGTGTCGTGAGTATTTTAGATACAGCAAAAGCTGGAAATGTTTTATATGAAGTTGGTGCATACAATCTTCCAACTACACAACAAACAATAAAAAGAATTTATCAAGATTTATTACCTCATCAAGAAAAGTTTTGTAGAGACATTGACCATAGGAAACTTGCTTTAGTTTGTGGTTTCGGTGCTGGTAAAACATATGCCTTATGTTCTAAAGCTGTAATGCTTGCCTGCATGAACATCGGTCATGTATCTGCTGTTTTTCAGCCAACAAATGCCATGTTGAGAGACATTTTAATTCGCACATTTAATGAACTATTAGACCAATGGCAAATTCCTTACAGTTTCAGAGCTTCACCGCTTCCTGAGTACACACTAAGTTGGGAGGAGGGAACACATACAATCTTGTTAAGGACAATGCTCACATATCAGAGATTGCGAGGCCAGAATTTGTGCGCAGTGGGATTTGATGAGGCAGATACTATCCCAAAACGTGATGCAGAATCAGCTATGAATATGGCACTTGCAAGATTAAGATCAGGTAATGTTCAGCAGTTTTATGCAACAACAACTCCAGAAGGTCATGGCTGGGCTTTTGAAACATTTGAAAAAAACAAAAAATCTGATACTGCATTGATACAAGCAAAAACGGCTGACAACCCATTTCTCCCAGATACCTTTATTCCGTCTTTATATGAAAATTATCCACCGCAGTTAATAAAAGCTTACTTGCTTGGTCAATGGGTCAATTTGACCAGCGGTCAGGTCTATAATAGGTTCTCCAGAGAAGATCATGTTATAGATAAAATCCCATTTGATACAAAGATGGAAACTCTTTTGTGTGGGGTTGACTTTAATGTTATGAATTGCAACTGTGTTGTAGGTGTGAGGGATGGTGAAAAGCTAGTGATTATAGATGAAATATCAAAACAAAAAGATACTGATGCTTTGGCACAAGAGATAAAAAGACGCTACCCTTCAAACAGAATATTAGTTTACCCAGACGCAAGTGGTTCAGCACGTTCAACGATCAATGCATCAAAGACAGACATCGCAATACTCGAAAGTTACGGCTTCCGTTCAATGGCTCTCAAAAGCAATCCCTTTGTCAAAGATAGAGTTGCAACCCTCAATGCGTTATTACAGAACGGCAAAGGGGAAAGACGTTTGGCGATTTATGCCCACTGTTCACGTTTAATTGAGTGTCTTG